ATGTCTTACTTCAGACTCTGCGAATGTTGCTCCAACATTACCAATTTCAGGTTTTGGCATTCTTTTGTATATATCACCCCAAAATGTCTTAACTGCAATCTCAATTTGAGAGATTGCTAACATTGCTCTTTCAAGTGCGGTTTTTTCTTTTTCGTCTAAGTGTACTTTAAAATCCTGTATATCTGAAGTAAAATTAAACTCTGTATGTACCCAATATGAATGTCTAATGGCGTCGACAAATTCATTTAACTCAGGATAATCATAGGGTTTTAAATTAACTCTTTTTGAGAATATGTTCGGTCTGTTTTTAGCCCTGTATACAATATACTCTTTTGCCACTTCGTTAAGACCATTATCCATTAATTTATTTTCAACCATATCATGGATGTCATCAACGTGTGGTATTCTTTCTTTATCATTTCTAAACAACGCTTTAGTTGTAATACGAGCAATCTTTTCCGCCATCTCTTCGTCGACTTGGTTAGTGCTCTTCATCGCCTTTAAAACTGCAACTTCAATTTTTTCAGTTTTAAAAACGACTTTATCTCCGCTTCTTTTTATCACATAGCGCATATCTTTCTCTACTTTATTCATTAGATTCTCCATCTTTTAAGACAATTAATTAAGATTTATTTTCTTTTTGTTTCCTTTTTTCAAGAAGTTCACGGATTCTTTCTTTGTTTTTCTCCTCCTTTTGTTCTTCAAGACCAAGGAATGTTACACTCTGCTCCGTATCGATTTCTAACATTTCATTATCAAACTTACAGTTTTCAAATACGATTCCATCTTTACCAATACGTGACTTAGTAATTGCAATGGTTGCTAAATTCATTTCTTTTTGTTGTAATGACTTAGCAACTGAAATAATAACGTGACCAACTTGTGCCTTTTTAATTGAACCTCCCATCTGGTCTGTAGTAACAACGTCAGAAGAAATAGAACTTCTATTTCCTTGTGTTGCTGTCCAACCAACCAAGTTTAGTTCGTGACACATAGCCTCGAAACCTCTCATAACTGAACCTTCACTTTTCCATTCATCACCTAAGTTCTTATCAGGTACAACACAATCAATATAATCTAATACGACCATGTCAACCTTAGTCCCTTCAGCTATCATCTTACGAATCTGATTTTTAATCTGATTCATAGTAAGTGTGTCTGACGGTAACTTTTTGAGAACTAACTTATTCGGTGCATTTTCTCTGATTTCTTGAACTTTACTTAAAACTTTGTCTTTGTGCATTGACAATAAATCGGGTGCAATTTCAGTCCATAAAGTAAAATGCTTCCTTTGGATAATCTTAGGGTTATCCTCAAAGAAAATTTGAAGAACGTTATATCCTAAGTTAAATGCGTGATTTGAAATCTTTGTTAAGAGTGTAGATTTACCGACACCTGTTGGTGCCAAAATAACTCCTAACTCACCTTTAGCGATTCCACCTTTAAGTAGATTGTCAATACCTGGTATTCCCATAGGGATTGGGTGTCTGAAGTCTTCCTCAAGTACTTCTTCGAGGTTTGCGAAAACCTCAGCAGTACCAGCATCTACTTCTCCAACTTGTAAAGCTTCTCTTACCATTTCCTCCAAGTGGTCATAAGATTCAAAATCACCTTTATCAATGATTTTTTGTGCCTTAGACATGACTTTTTGAAGTTCTTGTTGTTTACAGAACTTAAGAGCCTTTTCCTGTACGAAAGATTCACCTTCGGCGGGGGCTTCTTTTACTTGCTCCATCATATCAAGAACTATCTTCTGAGCCATAGGAGACGATACTTCTGACTTAATAAGTTGTTCAAGAGTATTATACGAAGGCGTGTGTTCGTACTTTTGGTAATACTCTTTGAGAACTTGCATAATTAACTTAAAATACTGATTATCAAAGTATTTTGGTTCAATTACATCAACAATGGAAGAAGCAAAGTCCTTATAAAGAACGATGTTATTTAATAATTGTATTTGAAATGTGTTTCCGAGATATCCGAAATTTTTTTCCTTCGACATGTTGATTGTAATTACTAATAATGTGTTTTAATAAATATGTTTAAGAAAGGGTATATTCCATATAATTCTGTGTCAATTTGTCAGAAGAAAAAACTTCAGTTAGTGACTTCAGAATAGACTTTAAATGAGGTCTTACATCTACAGTGTACCTAATCTTAGGTGGATATTTTTTTCCATCCCAACCGCGGTGCATAATAACTTCGTCATTATACTTGACGTATATGTTAAAAGTCTCATCGTCATCTGTCATAGATGTTTCTAATATTTGAGGGTCGGACATGATTTGATATTGATTTTCCAACATATACCAAATAGTTTTGGTTTTTAAATCATTGTGAATTTTACTGTATATATCACTTACAGTATCTGCTAATTCTACACTACTTTTAGTCCCTTCATTATAACCTTTAACATTGTAGTATCTCTGTACAATGATATTGTCATTCAATGTGAGTAGAAACTCCATCTTGGTAATGTCATTCTTTTCTTTACTCATTTTTTTGTTTTTTTTTAATTAGTTTTTCTAAATCTTCTTTTTTCTTTTCTTGTAAGTTTCATAAAAGGTGTCAAGAAATACACCCATGCATTGTCTGTTTTCGGTAAGTATTTAAAAATTCCATCGTTCATCATCATTCTCATAAGGTTTTGATACCCTCGACCTTCAGGGTCAATATCCTCTTTGTAATACAGTTGAACGAGTTCCTTCGCTTCTTCCGTTAACAAAGGTTGTGAAAGGTCGACAAGTTGTTTGTTAATAACATAAAACTCTTCTCCATAAACCCCTCTTTTTGTCTTTCCTGATAACAAGTTTTGTAACGCTCTATTGTCTTTATCATTTTCATGTAGTTTTTCACCCTTTTGTAAAATGTCGTCAACAGACACTACAGAATCAAGTATCTCAGGAAAAAGTTTTGAAAAAGTCTTTTCACCAAAATAGTAGATACCATCAATATTATCTGATTTGTCACCAGATATTATTTTGAAGGTAGCCACATTTTGGTGGGGAATTGAAATGTCTTTCAGTTTGACTTTATCCCCGTCTTTAATCATTTGTTTTTGGGATGGAGAATATATCTGCACATTCTCAGAGATGAGTTGTGTTAAGTCTTTATCCGCAGAGAATATCGTTTTGTGTTCGTCTAAAGAGATTTGACAGTAGTAGGCAATCATATCATCAGACTCGTTACCATCCACCACCACCTGACGAATAAACATCTCCTCAAGGTATTCTTTAACTCTCTTTAATTGCCAATTAAAAGATTGTTTTTGAATGTCGTTAAGTCGATTATATCGTCTATTCTCTTTATATTCCGCAAATATTTTTTTTCTCTGAATTGAGTTATCATCTCCATCCCAAAAAACAATTACCTTGTCATAGTTGTACTCGGATATGAATTTACGTAAGGTATTAACAAAATGGTAGATACCACCAATGTGATTACCTTTATGGTAATATTCACGAACTCCGTGATAACCTATCTTAAATAGGTTGTTTCCGTCAACTAATAGGGTTTTTGTCACAACGCATTTATATCAAAGGTTCCACCGTCTTCCTCTAATTTGAACTCACCTCCGGTTCCGATGACCTCCTTCCAATACTCAGAATGCTCTGCTTTGTAATTTTCAATAGATTTCTTTTCTTCGGTCGAATCTTTACCCGCGAGGAATCCATGTGCAGTAACTAAGATTCTACCATCTTCATATCCTAACCCGTTGATGTGATTTTTCATTACGGATACTTTTGTTCGGCTAGCGAACTTAACTTTTCTCTTATCTTTTACCGCGGTAATCTTTGTTGTACCCGCATTTTTTTGATTACCAAACAGGAACACCATAGACGAATTCAACCAAATAGCCTCTCCCCCCTTCGCTTTAATTTTAGGTTGACCGAAAGGATTGTCGGGTAATTCGACCCATGGTTGATTAACAATAACCAAAGTGTTTTCATGTTTTGAGTCTGACCTGCGTGAACCTGAGATTCTTTGGTTTATACCCATACCTATTTTATCTGCGAGTACCGCCGCGTTGTGTTGTTTACCTCCTTTACCATCATAAGTCATCTTACAAGGTACAGAACCTACAGAGTCCCAAAGGAATAAAAGGTCGTAATCCAAATCACCTTTTTCTTGCGCATCTAACAAAGAATTAATATAGTCGGTAATTTGTTCAATATATTCAAAGTTGTTATTAAAAATGAAAAATCCATCCCAATCCAACTCACCTGTTTCTTTATCTACCACTTCTTCACAATCAAAACCCATAAGTTTTGCGTGGTCAAATGACCATTTTTGTTCTGTGATGATAAACACAGGAAGTATACCTCTTTTTTGTGCATCAACAGCCGCTTTAACTAAAGCAGTAGTTTTACCTGTGTCCGAATGACCCAAGAACATATTAAGATGTCCCATAGCAGGACCTGGTACACCAACCGCATCCAAAAATTCAGTCCCTAAATCATAAAACCTCTGTGGTTTAAATTTAGCTGAAGAAGAGAACTGCTTCTTTATGTCTTTAAATGATTTTTTCTTAATTGCCATTGTATTTTATTTTTTTCGTTACGAAAATCTCGTAATGAGAAAGATAGGGAAGCTTTTAGACTTCCCTATCTATGGTTTTGTTTTTGTTAGAAAGGAAGGTCTTCGTCGACTTCCATTTTTGCTTGTGGGTCCTTCACTTCTTCAGTCGTTTCAGTCTTGGTTGTAGTACCACCGATACTTTCAGTGGTGTCGTCACCATACACAAACTTTTTAAGTTCAGAATCCCATACAGGTGTCTCTCCTCGGGCAACCGCCTCAAGGTATTCAATAGGTCTCTGTGCGTAAACATCAGACCAAGTCATCTCATCTTCAACCCATTCCTTCATTTGGTCGGAATCGTCACTCAAAGGTGCTGGGTCATCATACATAATTGTTTGGACAACTGTGTATTCGATACCTGAATTAGTTTTAGATTTAGATAGTTCGACAATCAAATCACGACCTTCGTTAGCGTCGGTGATATCACCTTTCGCTCTCCAAATTGGAATGATTTTGTCAAGGATACCCTCTTGCTTGTAGTTGTCCTTAAACCTCCAAAACTTAACTCCATCTTCTTCATTGTCACGGTCAATAACCTTAACAATATAGAATTTACGAGGACGATACTGCATCGCCAACTTTTTATCGGACTCTTTACCTGTAGACATAAGTTCTTCATAAACCTCTGTCAAAGGAGAACGTTCTCCATCATTTTTACCTGGGTCATATAGTTTAACCCATCGTCCGTCTACTTGGACTTCATGAAACCATACTTCTTTGAATGGTGATGAGCCGTCAGGTGTTGGGAGTATACGAACTCTAGATTGTCCTGATTTAGTTCCTTTAGGGAGATACGTAGTGAAATACTTCTTAAGACGTTGCTCCTGTGTCATACCGTCTCCGCTACCGCGGGACTCTGTGTTTTTTTCGTACTGTTGTAGTACTGCGTCGAGTGCATTTGCCATAGTTTTTTCTTTTATTCGTTAAAATTTTATCTGTTACTCATCAACAAATATAAGTGAGAAAAGTACTAAGTCAAATGTGGTATAAATAAAAAAGACCCCTATGAGGTCTTTTTTTATTTTGTTAAATTAGTTTTAATTATTAATAGACTATCATTGTTTGGATGAAATTCAATTACCCATGTCATACCATTCCAATCTGTCCATTCTTCACCAATTTTAATTGTGTTCTCCCAATATCTTATAGGATATTGTCCGTCCCAATAGGTGGGAATCATTGCGTCAAATCCAAATTTACTCGGATTTTTGTATATTTTAGTTGGGATTTGGTTATAACATCCCGTTAATAAAAAAGTAATCGATAAAAATAATAGTTTATAACCTTTCTTCATCTTCAAATGGTTTATCAAATGACTTTTTGATATCACCATCTGAATAACTTTCTACATCATCTGAAGTAAGAACGTATTCATTCTTACCTGTCTGTTCAAGTTCATCTTGTTTGTCCATAAAAAAATCGGTGAGTTTTTGATTGTAAGGATAACTATCAAGACTTCTAAGTTGTAACTTTTCTTCGGGTGATTTCTGTCTGTATTTTTCGACTTTTTGTTCTAAGTCATTAATCTTATTTAAGATTGTATCCATCTCACCAAGTTTAGAAGTCAAATCATCTAACTTACTAAACATTGTTTCCATATACTCGTCTTGTTTGTCCGATATTTCTTTTTGTGATGTCACTAGTTCAGTAACATCTAACTCTTCAGTACCACTATCTTCAGTTGTTTCAATTCCTTCATCACCAACAACTTCAACGTCAGGGTCATTTTCTACATCAACAGGTTCAGGAACTTCTTCAACATCAGTTTCTGTGTCTAACCCAATATCATCTGTTTCTTCACCTCCCTCATCAGGTAATGGTGGTAATTCAGTTTCTTCCTGCTCAACGATATAATTATTTATTTTATTATATCTCTCGATTTCATTTATAATTTTTTTATCTATAGACATTGTTGTAATTTTTACCCATTTAATAATGTTTTAACACCATGACGTGTTTCAACTTTCATTGTTTTATTTACTTTCATGGTGTTATCAACTCTTTCTATTAGACCGTCCCTCATTCTGACTGTATAACAATCACCTGTGTCTAAATCACAAACCTCTTTATAACCATTTCCGTTATCTCTTTCTGTAATTCTACTATCTTTTTGTAGATAGTCGTCTAATAATTTTTTGATGTTCATCTGTAATCTTTTTATATAAATATGTTTATTATCAAGAATATTCAAATTTCTCCTCTCTGTACTACTGATTTAAATATATTCAACCATTGGTCGTAATTACTCTTAAAATTCTCATTTGTATTTTTTTGGTAATTTACCTCATTTATTATATCTGATGCGGTACCACTAAATGGAGGATTAAGGTATACATTACTCATATAAAGTATTGTAAGTGTCTTAGGTAATTCGTTTGTGGTGGTTCCTTGTTCTAAAACATCATATATAGAGTCGGCCATCGGTCCAATTGGGTTTAGTGTTGCCCTCATAAAGTCTAACGATTTATCGATAGTATCAAATGACGCTATTGTTGTTAGAGTTTCACCATTTTGCACACATACTTGGGAATTAAAGAATTGGTCTCTATTAGGGACTAAAACATCAGTCCTTACATCCATAATATTATTGTTATAACAATTTTCTCTGACTGACTTATTTTGTGTAGCAATTCCATATATTAATATTTTAATTTTATCACTTGTAAAATCATTATTATTAACGTAGTTAATTACATCTTGCGCCTGTATTGGTGTCTTAACCATTTCGGTAAATGGTTTTTCAGGATATTTTGTAATTTCTTGACCTTTATCCTCAGGGGCTTGTTTAATATTTTTCATTTTAGATAGTGCTAAATTGTTTTCAGTTTCTCCTGTTTTAGCGTTTATTTCTTCCTGTCTAACTTTTTCTTGATATTGTTTTAATATTTGTCTATTTACACTTGCAACTAATTTATCTGGTGGTGAAAGTGCAAACTTTGGTATTCTAACCCCGTCAAAGTTAGTGGTAAACCCTCTGTTAGTTATATTATGTGTCACATTCATTATTAAGTAAGGTCCATAAAATAATGGTACGTTTGTAAGATTAAAATACATTGTAGGTTGTATCATCGCATTACCTAATGATTGTACTTGACAGGTGTAACTTCGTGTTTTATAAAAGTTATACAGAGATTGTGATTGTTGAGCAACTTGTTGTCCCGATGCTTGTGAACCCATATCTGCTAATACTTGGAATGTTGGTCCTATGTTTTTATGTTGGTTCATGTCTATAGAGACTGAGTTAAATACTCCCTGATTTCTTTTTCCGAAATCTACCTGAAATCCTACACATCTATTACTATC